ATTTGGGATCTTATGTTTCTTGCTTATCATGCACATAAGCGTGAACTTGCAGGAGATAAGCCCATCAAACCAATGGATATTTGGATGGAAACAGTAGCGGATGTCATCGTTGGTGATGCAAACCCAAAAGCCATAAAGCAGGAAGCCTAAACAGATTATTGGTTGAGTTGGCAATTGCCACAAAGATACCAATGAGTGAATGGGTTGATGCGGATGACATATTAACAGCGATCGAGATATTGGAGGCAAGGAATGGCTAAAGAAACCATTGCATACAATAAAAACGATCTGCGTGATATTTACAAGGCTTTCAAACTTATGGATGACCAAGCAACAGAGGAAGCAAGAACTCAATCTGCTGCTCTGGCTTATTTTGCGTCAGAGGAAATTAAACAGGCAGCTCGAACTCGAACAAAGGCTGGCAAGGTTGCGGAAAGAGTCGCAGAAGGCGTTAGCATCTCTAAATCCAGTAAAATCGGTGAGTTCCGTTATGGTTTCGCAAGACAAAAGTTTTCAGGTGGTGCTACAACGCAAACCCTATGGGGTGGAGTTGAGTTTGGATCTAATAAGTTCAAGCAGTTCCCTACATATTCAGGACGGCAAGGCAGAGGTTCAAGAGGTTGGTTCATCTATCCAACCCTTCGCAAAATTCAGCCTGAATTGATTAACAAATGGGAACAGGCTTTCAATCGCATCATTAAGGAATGGGTCTAATGGCTACCGGTAATCGCACATTAAAGTTATCAATCCTTGCCGATGTTGATGACTTAAAAAAGAAGCTAGGCGATGCTGACAAAGCGGTCGAAAGTAACTCAAGCAAGATTTCAGAGTTTGGCAAGAAGGCTGCTGCTGCATTTGCAGTCGCTGCTGCTGCTGCCGTTGCCTATGGCACTAAATTAGCCGTTGATGGCGTCAAGGCTGCCATTGAGGATGAAGCTGCTCAGTTAAGGTTGGCTGCTGCCCTACGCACCGCCACAGGGGCTACTGAGGATCAAATTGCAGCAACTGAAGCTTATATCCTTAAAACATCTTTAGCAACTGGCGTGGCTGATGACCAACTGCGTCCAGCCTTGCAACGCTTAGCAGTTTCCACAAAAGATACTGAGGAAGCACAAAAATTATTAAACCTATCTTTGGACATTGCCAAGGGTCGAGGCTTAGCACTTGAAACTGTTGCCAATGCTTTGGGCAGGGCTCAAGACGGAAACACCACAGCTTTAGGCAGATTGGGACTTGGTTTATCCAAAGCAGAATTATCAACCCTTTCATTTACCCAAGTTCAGGAAAAATTATCAAATCTTTATGGTGGAGCAGCAGCTGCTAACGCTGAAACATTTCAAGGCAAAATTGATCGCTTAAAAGTAGGATTTGATGAAGCCAAAGAATCCTTGGGTGTTGCATTGCTTCCAGCGGTTGAGAGTTTTATTGGATTCTTAAATGAAACAGGCATACCAACGTTAAATGCGTTTATTGCAGGTTTGACTGGCGATCAAGGATTAAGTGCAGGACTGGCACAAAGCCAAAAAGGTGCTGAAACATTTGGCAAAGCAATTGGCGGACTCGCAGATATATTAAAGGGCTTGCTTAACTTTATTCGTGAAGTTATTGGCGGATTGACAGAGTTAGCAAATCAAGCAATTAGAGTTGTTAATATCATTAAGCCCGGAGGAGATGTTGGATATATTCCAAATGTTTCCCCTAGTGCAAGTCAATTGGGAATGTTAGGGGCTGCACCATTGCCAGCAGTTCCAGCAAACACTAGAGAAAACCGAACACCAACTGTTAATAACATTACAGTTCAAGCCGTGGATTCTGAAGGTGCTGCAAGAGCAGTTGCTAAAGTGATAAACCAGAGTTCATCCAGATCAGTTCCACAGCTTTACAACAGCGGCATTACTAGAGCGAGATAATGTCAGTCTTTACGCCTGAATATAAGTTAAGCATCAATGGTGTGGAATACACCGATGTCGCTATTTCTGATATAGCCCATCAAGCAGGTCGTGAGGATATTTACGCACAACCAACGCCATCTTATATTCAAATTGCATTAGTGGCTTTAAACAATGAAAACTATGATTTCCAAGTCAATGACGGAATAGCCTTACAAGTTAAAGACAGCACCAATGCGTTCAAGACTTTATTTGGTGGCAACATTACAGACATTACAGCCGAGGTTGCATCAGCTAGTAGCATTGCAGAAACCTTTACTTATACGATCATTGCTCTAGGTTCATTGGCTAAATTGCCAAAGGTTATCTATGACGGCACATTGGCTAGAGATGATGATGGCGATCAAATGTTTGAATTGCTTGCTGATCTATTCTTAAACAACTGGAATGAAGTTCCAGCAGCTGAAACTTGGTCAGGTTATGATCCAACAGTTACTTGGGCAAACGCTGAAAACTTAGGACTTGGGGAAATTGATCGCCCAGGAGTTTATGAAATATCAAACCGAGGTGCGAATCCAGATACTGTCTATAACATTGCAAGTCTTATTGCTGACAGCGCATTTGGTGTCCTGTATGAGGACAATGAAGGTCGCATTGGATATGCCGATGCTTTACACAGACAGAATTACCTTGCCAATAATGGTTACACAGAGATTTCAGCAAACACAGCCTTTGGAGCAGGATTAAAGGTTTTGACTAGGGGTGCAGATGTCCGAAATAATGTATTCCTAAATTATGGAAACAACTTTGGTTCACAGGTAAGCGCAATTGATTTAGACAGCATTGAGGTATTTGGTTACCGAGGCGAAACAATCAATACAGTCTTGCACGATGCCACCGATGCCCAAGCTGTGGCTAATCGGTTTATATCCCTTAGATCCTATCCAAGAGCCTTATTTGACAGCATTACATTTCCATTGACTAACTCAGCCATTGATGATGCAGACCGAGATGCCTTGCTTGGGATCTTTGTGGGTCAGCCAATGCGAATAACAGACTTGCCTGTTCAGATAGCCCCAACTGGTCAATTTGAGGGTTATGTTGAAGGCTGGCGTTGGAGCACTAGATTCAACGAATTATTCTTAACCATAAATTTGAGTCCGATCGAGTTTTCCCAAGTTGCAGTTCAATGGGAACAAGTATCAGCCTCAGAGGCTTGGAACACTCTAAGTGGTACACTTACATGGGAAAATGCGATTGGAGCAGTAGCCTAATATGGCAAACACTACGAATTATAATTGGGAAACACCGGACGACACCGATCTGGTTAAGGATGGCGCAGCTGCTATTCGCACGCTTGGTTCATCTATTGATACAACAACCAAAAATCTAAACCCTTCCACAACTCTTGGCGATATTGAATATCGTTCATCGACTGCAAATGTAAATACAAGATTGCCTTTAGGAACAGCAGGGCAAGTATTAAAAGTAAATTCGGGCGCAACTGCTCCAGAGTGGGCAACAGATGCTTCTGGCATGACAAATCCAATGACTACAACCGGCGACACAATTTATTCGTCAAGCGGATCAACACCTGCAAGGCTTGGAATTGGAACAGCAGGGCAAGTGCTGCAAGTTAATTCTGGCGCAACTGCTCCTGAGTGGGCAACTCCTGCAAGTGGAACTCCTGCATTTGTTGGCTGTTCATTGTATAAAAGCACTTTCCAAAATATAAGTTCAAGCACTTATACAGCAATTACTTGGGATAGTGAATTTTTTGATACAGACGCATATCACAATACTTCAACAAATACATCAAGAATTACAATTCCATCAGGTAAAACTGGAAAGTATTTATTAACAGGTAGTATTGCTTTTAGTTCATCAAGTGCTGAAAGAGAAATTTTATTGTATAAAGGCGGAAATAACGAAAGATTTTTAACAAGAATTGGGGGAACTGTCAATGGTAATTATAGTCAATCCTTTGCAACAATTATTTCATTATCCGCAACCAATTATATTGAAATTTATGTTTACATTGGTGCTGCTAGTAATAGCCTAGATGGTGGAACAGACGAAACTTTATGGCAACTGCAATACTTAGGAGCATAAAAAATGACACTATATGAACAAATAATTGAAGCTTATCCTGAACTGACAAATGATGATTTCAAATTTGAAGGTTGTATTAGGCTACAAAATGATGGAGATGATTTTGGCGATTATATTGCTAAATGGGAATACTCTCAACCAATTCCAGAGGGCTTAACACTAGGCAAACCCTCCGCATAATCTTGAGGAATTGTGCCAATGAAACCCTACCTATCTAAAGCAGCTGTGCAATTACGGGAGCAGATCGATGATTCCTTCCCAGAGCGTAGCCGTAAATCTGATGGGTGGATTGGTGATGCTAGACATAGCACAAGAAAGAGCGATCACAACCCAGACACAAACGGATGCGTGCGAGCAATTGATATTGACGCTAGGCTTTCTGACGACAAAGGGCTTTCAGCATATTTGGCAGATCAAATTCGATCATACGGGAAAACCAATGGTCGCATCAGTTATGTAATCCATCAGTCAAAGATTGCTTCACCGATTCTCGGATGGCGTTGGCGTAAATATAAGGGCAATCCTCACAACCATCATCTGCATGTAAGTTTCAAGAAAGATCAAGATAAGAATTCTGAGTTTTTTAATATCCCACTACTAGGAGGACAAAATGGCTAGTCCATACAACATACTAATCGATCAAGGCGCAACTTACACTTTAGCCATTACTTACAAAGATTCAGCCGGTGCTGCAATCAATCTGACTAATTACACAGCTGCTATGCAATTAAGGCTTTCCTATGATGCCTCAACGCCAGTATTGTCTTTGTCAAGCCCATCCAACGGAATTGTCATTACAGGAGCAAGTGGTTTAATCACAATCACAATTACAGACACACAAACCGCTGCTTTAGCTGCTAATACATTTTTCTATGATCTAGAGATTACATCTCCAACATCTGTAAAAACCCGATTGATTCAAGGAGTTGCCACAGTATCCCCAGAGGTAACTAGATGAGCAATACTTTAACAGTTACCGAGGTAGTCAATTCTGTAACGGTTACGCCTGTTAATAATACAGTTACTGTTTCAGACGTAGGTGTGCAAGGGCCTGCAGGTGCCACTGGTGCCACTGGTGCTACTGGTGCTCAAGGTTCATCTGGCGTAGTTACAGTCAATGCTCCCCTTACAAATGCTGGCACTTCATCAGCCGCCAATCTTTCAATCTCGGCTGGATCCACTTCTGCCGCTGGAGCACTACAACTTACCGACTCAGTAGCCTCAACTTCAACTACTACTGCTGCTACTCCTAATGCGGTAAAGACTGCTTATGATTATGCTGATACTAGAACTTTTTCAATAGTAGTTCCATCTGGCAGTTATCTGCAAACTCAGACGGGAAGCTATGCAAACTTGGGGGCAACTGCAAATAGAAGTAATTATCTTCCAATTTACTTACCAACAAGCACATCCTTTGATCGCATAGCAGTTATGACTAGCTCAACTTTTAGCGGAACTGCAGTAGTAAGAATGGGTATTTATGCTCATAATGCATCTACAGGCCAGCCTTCTACTTTAATTTTAGATGCTGGAACAGTATCTTGCACCGCGTCAAGTACAATTTATTCAATAACAATTAGTCAAACCCTGTCGGCTGGTTTTTATTGGGTAGTAATGAACACGCAAACTGCCGCAACTACTAACAACTTTAATGGAACAACGGCATCAACAACAAACTTAAATGTTTTATTGCCGTACAGATCGTTGCCATCTGGTAACTTAACAACAGGATGGGCTCAAAATAGCGTTACAGGAGCGTTCGCTGATGCTGCAAGTTTGATTACTATGGGTTCAGCGCCTTTCACTTGGTTAAGGGTGGCATAAATGAAAATGATTACTTACGGCATAGGCGGCTATGACCCATCCAAGCCAAATAACAATATCGTTGAAGAAATCGACCTACCAGATGAGGAGACAGAATGAAACTATCTAACAAGCACAAGGCAGCAATCAAGTCATATCTAAGAGCTGTTGCAGCTTCCGGTATTACTGTCTTGTTGGCAATTGTTGCTGACATGCGACCAGAGTTTGCAATCCTTGCTGGTGCATTAGTTGCGCCTCTTGCCAAGGCACTTGATCCAAAGTCCGGCAAAGAAGCTGATTATGGACTTAATGCGAAATGACAGCCAACGAATGGGTTGGTATAGCCGTTGGCGTATCCGCCGTATCTACAAGTTTATTGCTGGGTCTGCGCTGGGTTATTAAATCCTACTTACAAGAATTGAAACCCAATTCTGGAAGTTCAATCAAGGATCAAATTACAAGGCTAGAAAAGCGTGTCGATGATCTGTTTGTCTTAATTAGTAAGTCATAATTTTAATTATGGCGAACACACGAAAACCTATCAAACGCAAAAAGATCAATCGTCGAGTCGTTCGCCAATCTCCTGAACCATTATCAAAGATCGATCAACATTACACAGCTCTGCACGAATGTTACAAAGCAGCTAGAAAAGCAGGATTCACACCTGAGCACGCTTTTTGGTTGATGACCGAGCACAAGACATTCCCTGATTGGATTGTGGGCGATGGTGGGATCATCCCATCCATAGATCCAACTGACGATGAGGATGACGATTAAGCGATACTTGGTCATTTCGGATTTACAAATCCCATACCACCATGAAGTAGCAGTCAAGAATGTAGTTAAGTTAGCCAAACGAGAGAGGTTTGATAGTGTCCTTTGCGTTGGCGATGAAATTGATTTTCAAACAATTAGCCGGTGGGCTGAAAAAACACCTTTGGCTTATCAACAAACTTTGGATGATGACCGCACAGCTACTCAAGAAATCCTTTGGGCTCTTACAGAGCACAGCCGAGAAGCTCATATTATCCGCAGTAATCATACTGATCGCTTATATAACACTTTATTAAAAGTTCCGGGAATGATCTCACTTCCCGAATTGCAGTATTCCAAGTTCATGGATTTTGATTCTATGGGCATTACCTTTCATAAAACATTCTATGAATTTGAAAAGGGCTGGATCTTGGCTCATGGCGATGAAGGCAACATGAACCCCAACGCTGGTCAGACTGCCCTAAATCTTGCCAAAAAGGCAGGAAAGAGCGTGGTTTGTGGTCATACCCATAGACTAGGTATGTCAGCCTACTCAGAGGGGCTCTACGGGGCTTATAGACCCCTTTACGGGGTTGAAACAGGCAACCTTATGAATAGGGCTAAAGCATCCTATACTAAGGGCTTGGCTAATTGGCAAATGGGCATAGTTTTGATGGAATGGGATGGCAAGAATATGAGCGTGCAGATGATCCCAATTAACAAAGATGGCAGTTTCACAGCTCTTGGAAAGTCTTATGGGTCTTGAAACCGATTATCACGAACGCACGATTGATGACCATATCGATGATTTTGAGGATATTAGCGTTATCTAATCGTTATACAACACTCCGAAAGAAAATAACCAAGCGTCCTTGAT